ACCCCTTGACAAGTATCCCCAAATAGTGTATAATAACCATGTGAGGTTGAGAGATGACATAGAGAGTACTTTAGAGGAAAACTAAAGAGAAGTCCAGAGGGGTTGTGCCAGTCCTAGAAGTGTCACAGAGGGGGTTGTGAGAGGGTCTCTGTGCCCTATACTAAGGACATCAGGGGGAAGGACCTCCACACACTCTCCAGACCATGCGTAAGATCGAAGCACAGATGAATGCAGCAATCCAAGGTTGCACCAACTGGAAGAATGCAAACACTCGTGTAGAGTATATTGCAGAGAATGACACCAGCAAAGTGTATCTGCATGGCAACCACATTGCCACTGTGGGTGACAACTTCCTAGAGGTGTTTGATGGTGGTTGGCAGTCTGTTACCACTAAGTCTCGCCTGAATGCTATCATCAACGCACATGCAGATGCACTCAAAGATGGTATCTTTCAGAAGGACCATCAGTGGTATATTCGTGACAACAATGTGACCAGAGAATTCACCAACGGTTACATCTTCGCCTGATAGATTACACAGTCCTGAGTATGACTCTAAACTGCTCAATCCTCCATCCTAACTAACACTAACTCATGTCCGAGTCTCTGATCCTTTCCCTGCTCAATCGTGCTGGTAATGGTACTCAACTCATGGAGATTCTTGATACTATCGTTGAAGATATTACTCAAGAAAACATCAACGAAGTCGCTGCACATTACGCAGCAATCTCTACTCCTACCTTGACAGAGATCGCTTTCTAGGTTATACTTGGGGAGAGTTAATCTTCTCCCCTTTCTTTATACTTAGCGACAGTTTAAAAGTATACTCAGGGCAGTTAAATTAGCCCCCTTAAATATAAAAAACGGCCACTACCCTAACCTACAAAGGTACCCGAGAGGCAGATATATAACGAGCGGGTCCCCTTGCAGCCTATATAAAAAAATTCCCCAGGAAAAAAAATCATCTCAGAGGTTTTTACTATGGATTGGAAAATTCGCCAAGACCGCCAAGACGACCGTGTTTGGTGCCTTGAAGTAATTCTGAGACACGAAGGTTTTCTAGATCCTCGGAGTTATGCCTGTGCGGACTATTGTACCAGTGCTGGACTGACAAAGGATGCTAACGATGTCATAGCATCATGGGAGGAATGGAAGCTAGATAATCCGTCAGATAATCCACAAGTTATTAATAGGTTGTAAAGTATGTCCAAGAGATTCACAGTCACTATCGAAGAAGATGAGTTTGGGGAATTGATTCTTCCAATCCCTGATGATGTGTGTGAAGATCTTGGATGGTCTGTGGGAGATATGTTAGAATTTGAAGTAGATGATGTCACTGGCACGTTTACTTTGAGGAAGGTTGAGGACGACTCATAACCGCGACCACGAAAAATACCCCTACCACCGCGTTTCCACTCTAAATACTATGGAAGAATTTGAAAAGATCATTAAGGAGATTGATGAAAACTTCATTGGCATTAAAGAAGCATTTGATGACAATGCAAAGGCACATGAAACACTTAATGATTTCCTGACCAAGGTAGACGAAGCAATCATGGCACTACACGAGCGTATAAGCGCCATAGAGAAGCATCTAAGTGAGTTTCCTACCCCTGATAAGGTATACTACAAACCAAACGGTCAGGAGGACTATTTGAATATGAAAGCAAACTATGATCTCATCTACGAGCGTTTGGACAAGTTGGAGGGTAAGTAATGTCTGGGTGTCATACTGATGGATCTCCTTGCGGTACATACGGATTCGGTATTATTGCAGGTAGGAATAACGTTAGTCATTGTGATGCACGGCGTCCTAATGATGCTAATGCTGCTACGGTAGAGTTTGGGCACTATCCTCCCATCAATTTTGTTGGTGATGAGGTTACTCAAGCTGCAGTCATGTATGACTCTTCATTGTATACGCAGTATCCTCCTACCACTAGTCGATACAACTATACTTCACCACAATCAGCTACTGAATATGAAGGTGCAAATTGTGGAAAACTAATTGAAACTATTAGTTGTGGCACCGCAATTTATGAAAATCATCCTTCAGATCTCTCTTTTAGACCGATGGAGAGTGATACTTGGTTTTATTATTTGTATGATATGGGTGCCAATGGCAGTGCTGTAGGATCACCTTGCTTTCGTATTCAGACAGAGCAGAGGACTGGTAGCACAACCACGTCTACTACTTCGGGTGGCACTACTACTCCAGGGGGCACTACAGACGATCAGGCAGGCAGTACACAGAGATGTATCCCTTGCACCTCGTTTTACTGCACTCCAGTTTCATCTTATTGCACTTATAGTTATGCTGGTCCCGATGAAACTGGTGATCCAGACTGTCCATATCCTTTGATTTTTGGTATTGGCACTCAAAGTAATAAGATTGTTGTGTCATATGACGCATTTTCTACAGATGTGCCTAATGGATGCACGGATTTCAACTTTGTTTATGCTGCAGATAGCATTGATGAGGATGTTTGGAATGAATCTACCTTCTCTTCTGGTGATCCTGTAGTCACTTCACAGAATACTTGGGAGACTAGTGAGCGATCTTTCAATACATTTATCATCAGAGAGCTTGAATCTGGGTCTGCTTTAGGTCTAGAAGTCAAAATTGGCATTAAACCTGCACTACAAGATGCGGTTGATCCTGATGATCCCCCCGTTATTATTGGTACAGAGTGGGAATTGATAGAGGTTATTAGTCAAGGACAGAATTATAATGTCAATGATACCTTCACAATTGAGTATGAGCACACTCATCCTAGCAGTGCTACCACAACTTTTACCATTCAACTCAAGGTTACTGCTACTGGTACGGTAACTGCGGTCAGTGGTGTGGCAGATTTCTCTCTTTTAAACGCTGGTGATACGCTAAATGGGCACATTGTAACCAATACAGCGCACTCTGATGTCGATCATATACCATATCATGTCATCTATATTGATGGAAATGGCAATGATTTCACTAAAGATGGGTCATATACCTCTAGTCGTAACCACCAAGTTACGGTTGTTGCAGGTTATGGCATCAAAGACCGCGCTTATTTTGGTGGATTATACGAATTTTTCAACAAATCTATCCAATATACCGTGCATTCCGTAGAGCCTGGCACAATTTATACCTATCCTGGGTATTCTAACAGTGTTATTCAACCAGAAATTGAGGTAGATGTGCATAATGGGCGTGTTGTTAGCGCAACTGTGATCGATGGTGGGCAAAATTGGAATACAATTGGCGAAACTCCCGTGCTTCAGGTCACTGGACCACCCACTGAGACGGGTACTTTTGCTCAAGTCACGGGTAGTTTCAACAATGGAGTGCTTCAAAGCGTAACTATTGTCAATGGTGGCAGTGGATATAACGATTTAGACCCTCCTTCTATCATTGTAGGCAATTATTACTCCACTGAAACCAATGAAATCACGGGAACTGGCACTGATCCTGAGGGTATGGGGTATGGTGATAGGTCAGATCTCATCGATAGTGAGTATTTTTCCCTAGATCAAGAGGTTTTTGACCAAATTGAAGCGGATGCAGCGGCAAGAAACGTCACAACTACCACTACTGGGCGCACAGCACAGGTTGATACCTCTCGTCAACGTAGAGAGGAGACCAGTCAGGTGCTTTATACCAGCAGTTCGATCGATCAGATCCGCCCTTTGCAGAGTGTACCTGATCTAACGGGCAGTGGAGTCCTTCCACAGGAGTTTGATTCCGCACTACAATCATCACAAGATACTCAAACTGAAGCTATTAATACATTATTGGATAATATTTCGGATGATCCTGAGGCAAGGACTTATACTGCACCCGAAATTTACGTTGAAACCACGCAAAGACGCTTTCTTGACATGCCTAATGCGTCAACATACACAAAATACATCGTAAAGCAGTATAGACCCGACTCTAACGCTAGAACTACCTTCAATATCACCATAGGTCACAATGTATTGGAAGATGGTTGTGGGCACCTTCTAGAGGATCCCAACCCCCTTAACGGTGGTGCTGCTCTCTGTGCTTCACCTTTTGGGTATCCTTTTGCTAATGTTACCGAATCAGACTCGGAAACTAGCGATCCAGACCCAGTTACAGGCGATACGACCACTACCGATACCACCGTTTCATATACATATACATTGAGTCCATTAATGGGACCAGGATGCAGAAGTTGGTCAGCAAGCGGAAGTATGATTGTAGAACACAACTTTTCTAGGTCAAGAGATACGTTTGCCGCGGCCGTTAATGCATATGGCAATCCATTTGACGTTTAATCGGAGGTAGTGTAAAATATGGCAGGTCTTCCCGCTGCGATTTACATGGGAGTTGATAGTGGACACGGTAAATGTGTACCTCCCAACGTCCATGCCTATGTTGGATGTGAAGGCACTTGCCAAACGGCACCTAAAAAATCAATTGCTGCAATGGATCCATTTAATATGTGGCCACCATTTGCACAAGCTCCTCTGAGTATTATGCAAGCAATTGTAAATGTCGTTATTAATGGCAATATTCCTATCGTCGATCAAGACTTATTGACGAATCATCCGCCTACTTGCACTAACTTAATTGTTAGAGGAGGATGTAAAGATCCCCCAGCACCGCTTCCTTGTCCTACACAGACACTTTGCACGGAAGATATCGCTGGAGGTGGTGCTCACATTAGGAAAGCAATCGCAACCACAGCAACAGTCTTTGTCAATGGTAGAAGACTGTGTAGAGTTAAAGATCCCCTTGGACCTCCCTGCTTATCACTGATCAGCACAGGTGCTACAAATGTATTAGTTGGAGCGTAAATTATGGCAAAATCTAAAGTTGGTGTCGTGAAGTCTGGTTATACCCCAGGCAAGCCAAAACGTACTCGTCAAGGTCAAGGCACGAATTCAAAGGCTTCTCATGGACGTAAAAAGTTGAGAGGGCAAGGTAAAGGATGTTGAATCCTACATTCTACATAGAATAGCGATAAATAATACTCAGGGATAGCAACCCCGTTAAAAGTTCTGTTACCCACAGGACTTAATAACTATGGCAAATCACCCAATCCCAGATCAGAGTGATGACTTTATCAAGTCAGGTATGAGATTAATAACTGATCCTAGGTCAGATGTCCTTCTTCAGAGAACTAACAAAAATTCTCCTCCAAAAGATAGGAATTCCAGATGGTGTGGTGGCAAAGGTGGGTTTGACGACTATGTAGAAAGATGGCATTAAAATCAGTTACTGGTGCAGATTTCGGACGCAAACATTCAAGAGCGTTTAAAGACGTGCAGCTTGAATTTGGGCGCAATCCATTTACTAATGACATCAATGTACTGAAAAACTCCGAAGCAATCAAGCAAGCGGTTAAGAATCTTGTTTTGACTGCTCCTGGAGAAAAATTTTTTAACCCAAATTACGGATCTAAGGTTTCTCAACTCTTGTTTGAGCCCTTAGATCCTTTTTTGATAGATACTATTCAAAATGAGATTCTAAATACCATTAGAAATTATGAGCAACGTGTCCAAGTGACTACCGTTAGATGTAAAGCAAATTATGATGACAATTCTATTAATGTTTACCTTGAATACAAGATTGTTGGTTTGCCCCTAATTGAAAATATCAATTTCGTATTACAGAGACCCTAACCAATGCAACCCAAGAATTTAACAGCACTGGATTTTGGCGATATTAAATCGTCGATCAAAGCATATCTGAGAACTCGTGATGAGTTTACGGATTATGACTTTGAGGGCTCGTCGCTATCGTATCTGATCGATATTTTAGCGTATAATACTTACTATACGGCATTCACCGCTAACATGGCGATGAATGAGGCATTTTTGGACAGTGCTACGGTTAGAGACAACGTTGTCAACCAAGCAAAACTCCTAAATTACGTACCTACTTCCATCAAAGCATCGTATGGTTTCTTGCATGTAACCGTACAGACATCCTTGTTTAACGATGCATACCCAAACAGCATTACTTTGCAACCTGGGGTCGTTGCAACAGGCGGAAACTATGCTTGGAATATCTTAGAATCTCAAACTGCAACTGTAGATCAAGTTACTGGTAGAGCATCTTTTAGATGCCTTAAAATCTACGAAGGAAGTATTGTAACTTACTCATATACAGTAAACGAATTTGTTAAACAGACATATTCAATTCCAACTTCTAGTGCAGATATCAGCACTCTATCCGTAAGAGTTAGAGCAAACGAATCTAGCACTACTTCTGATGTTTACAACTACGTTGATAACGTAACCACAGTTTCCGCTACAGATCGTGTCTATTTCCTCAGTGAAGGGGAAGACATGAGGTATGAGGTATTCTTTGGTGATGGCGTAATTGGTAGAAAGTTAGGCGATGGTGAAATCATCGATCTAAACTACCTTGTCACTAAAGGCGCTGAGGCAAATGGTGTTAGCAAGTTTACATTTGTAGGTAGATTTGTTGATAGTAACGGTAATTCCTACGGTGCTTCTCAGACTGCGTTTGAAGTAGCAGAAAAGTCTAATTTTGGTGATGCTGCAGAAAGTCTAGAGTCTATTAAGTATCTTGCACCTAGATTTTACTCTGCACAATACAGAGCAGTGACTTCTCAAGACTATGAAGTCATTACCAAGAAACTTTACTCAAATGCCAAAACTGTAGTTGCCTATGGTGGTGATGAATTGAATCCTCCCATTTACGGTAAGGTATTTGTTGCAATTAAAACTAAGACTGGATCCCAACTTAATGATGCAACGAAAAAGTCTTTATCTACTCAACTAAGATCCTTTGCAATGGCATCGATTGAAAGCGTAATCGTCGATGCAGACACAATGTATGTGTATCCCAAGGTCTATCTAAATTACGATCCTGCTTGCTCTGGTAGAGCAGTTAGTGCAATTGGTACTAATGCTACAAATGCAGTTGCTGATTGGGCAGCAACTTCTGGAATCAATAACTTTGGATCTAGTTTCAGTCTAGGTAATTTTGAGAGAGCAGTTGTTGACTCTGATGCATGTATTACAGATTCAAGCACACAGATTTCTCTACTCAAGTATATTACACCTCAAGCACCAAACACCAACACATATTGTATTACTGTAGGACAACCACTGTATGACAGTGGTGATGGTCAGAATGATGCATCTTGTCCCAAAGCACCTATTCTAAAATCGGGTAATTTTAGACTTCTTGAGTTACCTGGAGTTGATCAATACTTTGAAGATGATGGATATGGTAACTTACGTACTTACTACAATAGTGGTAACAGGAAAGTATACACCAATGATAAGGCAGGCACAGTAGACTATACTACTGGAGAGGTCTGCTTTGGTCCTGCTGCAGTTATCGGTGCAGGAGGAAACAACCTAGGTGGTGCTGGTGGCACTGTATTGGGACCAGATGCTACTGCCAATGATGTAAGTATCACCGAAGAGTCACTTGAGAATCTTGGAGATCTTAGGATTCCCGTACTTCTCATTCCTAGAAATAATTCTGTGATTTCTACATCTGAGCCAAATACCGTAATTGAAATCATTACACCTACTATTTCAATTACTCCAATTGGCACAGCATTGCCTTCCAATATCCCAATAAATAGTCTTACGCCTACTGACTTTAACGTTGTCCCAACAACGATTGATATCCCCGATATTACTGTCCCAGGCGACATAGCAAATACCCAGTGTTTCTGATAGATGTCTATAAATAAGGTCTCCCAATCTGTTGCTAACCAGACACCTCAGTTTGTTGATGATTATAGTCCTTTATTCAATAAATTTATTGAATATTACTATAAGTCTCAAGAGAAAACTGGGTATGGACAAAATATACTCAACGAGTTTTTAAACTACTTAAACATCGATAAACTCGATGTTGGTATTCTTGGCGGTGCTACAACTACTGTAGATGATATCTCTACCACAGATGCCACAATCTTCGTAGAAAACGTTGACACGTTTTTGGCTAACGACGGTAGTGTATTGATTGACGATGAAGTCATTTACTACGAGAAAGCTGTACAATCTCCTAGTATTGGTCTGAATCCTGGTATTTCTTATGAGCAGGTAAAATTAAAGTGGAGCGCACTTGCAAATCTGGTTGAGTTGTTTGATGGTGTTACGACTGAGTTTCGTTTAACATCACAAGACACTCCTATTTCTCCCCCCTCGGCAGCACATTTGATCGTGAAAATCTACGATCAATATTTGATCGCTGGTGTAGATTATACTGTTTCTGCTGATCGAATCGTATTTACAGAAGCTCCTAGAGCAAGATTGACCTCGGACTCCACAGAATTGAGTCAGATCACTTATTTGAGTGGTTTTGTTGAGAATCCAATCTATACTTTGGATAATATCTCAGGATCTTTTGGTGAAGGAAAGCGTACCTTCAGAGTATTCAGAGATAATGTACAATATCAACCAATTGTAGATGAGTATGTAATTGCAATCTACGATGGTCAAATTTTAACTCCTAAAACTGATTATGCTTTTGATGGATCTTTAGTCACTTTCTCCTTTACCCCTATCACTGGTAGGAGACTAGATCTATTTTCCATTGAAGCACCAATTCCTTCGTTTGGTAATGGTGCAGTTGGTTACTCTAGAGTCAATGATCAGGGTCAACTAACTTCAGTTGAAGTTTCTGATGGTGGATCTCAATACAGATTTGAGTATCCTCCCAAAGTCTCTATCAAACCTAATGGTAATGGAAGTGGTGGATCTGCCACTCCTCTTATCAATGGTATTAAGAATGTAACTCTGCTAAAAGGTGGTAGAGGATATAGTGATAGCAATCCCCCTACAGTTAGCATTGAAGATCCAACTAAACCAGGATCTACTGTAGCGATTATTAAGGCAAACGTTGTAAATGGCAGTGTTACTGGTCTAGAAACCCTTTCTTCTGGTAGTGGATACACCTTTACCCCTAGAGTCACTTTCGTCCAACCTGGCGGCGCTGTGCTTGCCGAAGCGCAAATGGTATATGGTGAGAATGGTGGTAGTCTTAACGGCGCTCCTGCTATCATCAATGGTGGTCAGGGGTATACTACTCCTCCCGAAATTTATGTGGATGAGCCTACTGGACTCAATCCCATCAAAGCATCTCTTAGAGCAAACTTAACTAACGGTGTTATCACATCTATCACCGTGTTAAATGCTGGTCAGGGTTATAACTCTCCTCCTAGAATTGCTGTAATTAATCCAACTGGAGCACAGGTTTTACAAACGACCGTTGATGGCAATGGTCGAGTTATCGACATCGAACTGCTTAGCGGTGGTAGTGGATATGAAGATATTCCTTCGGTTTACATTGTAGACGATAGAATCGATACCTCTGGTGTCTATATTGGAGGTACTGGTGCAAAAGCAACTGCATCCATCTTCAACGGACAAATTACTGATATCAACATTACCGACTTTGGTAGTGGTTATAGTGCTGTCAATCCACCTCAAATTGTTATTCAGGCACCTCCTCAAGCAGAAGCTTCTGTAGAAATTGGTCTTAATGAAATCACTGGTTTCAAAGTAATTAATAATGGACAAGACTATGAAAGATGCCGTTTTGAAGGTTGTGCTAGAGCAGCAAGTGCTATTACTTCATATACCCAAAGAGGTGAAGCAGTCTTCTCTAATGAAACTACAGCAGCAGAGCATACCAGTGGATCTGTAGTTAAGTGTCTAGATGCACTCTTTGTTAAGAGATTACTAGACAAATATATCAAGCAGTTTTTACCTGACATCCCTGAGTTGGATTATGACTCTATTGATGTTAGAAACGCTATCAAAAATATTAAAGATTTTTATTCTACAAAGGGCACTTCTTATAGTGTTTCTTATCTGTTTAAACTACTTTATGGTGAGAATGTAAGTATTACATATCCCAAAGACCAGATCATCAAACCATCTGCTGCTACTTGGGAAATTAATACTGTACTTAGAGCAACTCTGGTATCTGGTGATCCTGCAAACATCAAAGATGCTTTGATTGAGCAAGTTGAAGATATTGCTGACCCTAATATCAAGAATGCTAGTGCTCTAGTTGAAAACTTCATTTCTATTGCTACTTCCACAGACATCATCTATGAATTGGTATTGTCTGAGGAAACAATTGTTGGCACATTCTTGGTGCCTTACAAAACAAAACTTGCAGAGCCTCTTGGCGAAACAAATAACATCATTACTGTTGACTCTACAATTGGATGGCCCGAGAGAAATGGTGAGTTTGTAATCGATGAGACTGAAGTCGTACAATATAAGGAGAAGTCCCTAAACCAGTTTATTGAATGCACCAGAGGCGTTGGTAGTGTAGCTAGGATCTGGGATTCTGCTACAGTCGTTACTTCAAACTTCCAAGTATATCTGAATCGTGGCACTGCTCAAGAAGTAGTGATGAATGTTGTTGGTATTGTTGATGCTCAGCAGACCACTCTAACTGATACTGGATCTTACTATCTACCTGGCGATAAACTGACTGTATCTAAACTGGGTGGTAGCTCTAACGAACCTCAACTTACCACTTGGTTGTATAACGTTAAGAAACTTCTTGAAGTTGAATCTGTAACGTTTGGTGGTATCAATAATCAATCTGCTACTGTTACTACAAGTAGTCCCCATGGTCTGCTGGTAGGCGATCAGGTGACAGTTTATGGTGCTAATCCAATCATCTATAATGGCACCTTCCTAGTAACATCTAGAGATTCTTCTACTGTATTCCAATACACTCTTGCACAACCTGCAGCAGTTGTGCCTCAAGGTAATATTCTAATCTCGGTTGACCTTAACAAGGGTAAGTCTGGAAGTGATGCTATCAATAAGGCAATCAGTCCTTACACTACCAACGTACAAAACTCTTTCTTTAACAGAGAGTATGTTTACGTTGCTTCTACTGGTATTCCAAACTATGAGATTGGTCCTTTCTTAGGATCTGCATTCCTACCTGGCAACCAGAGAAAGTTAAATCGTTTCCCATTCGAGATTACAACGATTTCGACGAAGGATGAAACAAAACCTGGATCAATCGGTACTTGGGTAAATGGTGTTTCTATTCTTTCATATAAGTCAACTCAAAAGAAAACTTTCGGTGCGGTAACATCTATCTCCATCGACAATGCAGGCACTAACTACGATGCTGCAAATCCTCCTACCATGACAATTTCTAGTGGTGGTGGATCTGGTGCTGCTGCAACAGTAGTTGTTGATGGATCTTTAACTGATATTGAAGTCATCAATGGTGGTAGTGGTTATACCTCTTCGCCTCTGGTTTCAATCGTCGGTGGCGGTGGATCTGGTGCTTCGGCAACCGCTATCATCACTAAGGGAGTTGTTTCTAGAATCCTTATTAACAATGGTGGTAGTGGATATACTTCCCAACCCCTAGTCACAATTGTTGGTGGTGGTGGCAGTGGTGCAACTGGTGTTGCATCTGTAAGAGGTGGTATCAAGGAAGTTAACATCACTGCTGGTGGTGCATCATACACATCAGTACCTATAGTATCTCTGAGCTCTGGTCAGGGTGCTGTTGCTCAAGCAATTGTAAACAATGGTAGAATCATTTCTATCGCAATTATTGCTGCTGGTAGTGGATATACTACTGCACCTGAAGTAACTATTCAGGGCGATGGTTTTGGTGCAATTGCTAAAGCAACGATTGATACAGATGGCGAGAATGCTGGTAGAGTAACTGGTATTCAAATCCTCAATAGAGGTATTGGATACACTCAAGGTTTGACTTCTATCGGTCTCAATTCGATTGGTCAAGACGCTAAATTTACCGCTAATGTCTTTGAGTGGACATACAACCTACAAGAGACTGCTAACTTCGATAGTGCTCAAGGTACTCTGTTTGAAGGTCTGAATATCCAATATGGTGGCGAATATTCGCATATTTCAAATCCCCAGAGATTGAGATATCTACTGGGTGACAATCTATTTGTAAATGGTATTGGTCTAATCAAAGAGCAAGAGACCTCTCTTGAGCACTCTCCTATCATTGGATGGGCATATGATGGTAATCCCATTTATGGTCCTTATGGATATTTGGATCCTACTGATCAGAGCTCTGAGATTTCGAGAATTAGATCTTCATATGCTTTGAAACCCAATCTGATCTATGACGAAGAAACTAATATTGTACCTGCTAGAATTGATGGTCCTGCTTTAACTACGGATCCTTCTGGCACATATATTGATGACTATCAATATAATTTTGGTAGTGGTGATCTGGATCAATATAACGGCAGATTCTGTAAGACACCTGAATTTCCAAGTGGTAGATATTGCTATTTTGTTACCATTGACGCTACAGAAGATGGTAATCCTGTATTCCCTTATGTTTTAGGTCCTTCTTACAACTCTGTTGTTGATATTTGGAATCTTCAGGATTCTGCAATTCAGCAAAATATTCCTACGGGTGTTGTACGTTACAGAGATCCTTATGAAAACGTAGATATTGACGTTGAAAGGACTCCCAACGCATCTACAAACGCTCTGACAACTGAAGCTGGAGACATTCTTCTATTTGAAGTAGAAGATGAGAATAGAGACGGTATTATCGATCAAGCAGAGATTGATGATCCTGAAGAAATGTTTGAGGAGTCTCCTCTCCAACTATTTGATTACTTCCCTTCAGTCAAATTTGACTCCAAAGTTGATATCGAAGTTGAAACAATCACTAGATTTGAAGATGCATCGGTAACTGGATTTACAATTGAAAATGCTGGTGAAAACTATCAGGTCAATGACAGACTGGTCTTTGATAACACCGATACTGGTGGATCTGGTGCTTCTGCTCGTATTTCTAAGATTAAGGGTGAAACTGTTTCTGCATATACATTTGAAACGGTAGATAATATCAATTATGGTATTCTTACTACCGAAGATCCTCACAACCTAGTTATTGGGGACAAGGTTTTCGTTGATTACACCCCTGTAACTGAAAATACTAATAAAGAGTATACTGTCAGACAGTACAAAGGTATTGAAGAAGTTGTTGTTAATGTAAATGGTGCAGGATATAACACAGATATTCCTCCTACTGTTGTAATTGACGGTGATGGAGAAGGTGGTGAAATTGAAGCAATTGTTAACCAAGTTGGTGCAATTACAGAATTCAATATCTTGAATTTTGGATCTGGATACACTAAAAATCCTCGTGTTATTCTTTCCCACCCACAAGTCTTCAAAAAAGCAGATTACTACGTTTCCACCATCGGTCATGGCATCAATGATGAGAGACAAACTGTAGTCAATGATGTATTTGTTGATGAAACCAAAGAAGTTTATCTCTGTGGATATACAATCGACTCTGCAGGTGATCGTATTGGTGTTATTTCCAAACTCAATGCAACTGGTGTCAAAGTTTGGGAAGTTACTGTTGTACCTAACCAACCTGATAATCTAGAAGCAAAATATCTCAGCTTCAATAAACTTCTTATTGATGGAAATGATATCTGGGTAGTTGGTGATGTTAGACCCAACAGACTTATCCTGGATGGTTACAATCCAGACATTTCTCTGATCAAACTCACTCAAGATTCCAATGGATTAACAGCAAACCTGACATTCCAAAAAGCATATGCTGGTATTTCTGGATCAACTAGAGCCGACCATGTAACTTCCTTAGAAAAAATCTCTAACACCAGATTTATCATTGGTGGTTATACAAATACAAACTCTGCCTATCCATATGACGCTTTCTTAGCAGTACTTGACACTACTGGTTCATTTACTGTCAAGAGAAAACTTGCATCTACTACCAAATCTGAAAAAGTTACCGATATTGTTGTTGGTGAAGACGGTTATATCTATTTCACCATGGAGACTGCTGCTAACTCCACTACAACTGATTTGAATGTAGCATTTGGTAAGGTATCTGTTACTACAAATACGATTGATGTTGCTTGGATCAAAGAGACCAGCAATTCCTTATATTCTTTCACAAATTCAAGTCTTGCCGTAGACGAATTTAATGAATACTACATCACTGCTGGATTGAGACTGAAAGCAACCCCGACTACAAAAGATAGTTTCTGGGTTGGTAAATTTGACACTGATGGTGCAAAAATCTGGGCTTATCGTTATGTTGCTCCCGTTGATGGTCCTGTCGATGTTGTAGACACTACAGAGATTGATATTTTTGGTGATCTCAATCTTGCTTACACTCAAACTGATTCAACCACTTCTAAGACAACAGTTTGCACTGTTAAGGTTAAATATGATGGTAGCATTCAGAAGCACACCAAAAATGAGCTTGCTTCCAAACTAGCATCTACTACTAAGAATAAAATCGAAGGTTTTGCTGCGAAATCTCTTGCAGTTGACGAATCTGGTGACGTACATGTATTCGGTCAGAGCAAGTGGAATAGAAATGAGTTTATTCTCAAATTCGATAGCGATGAATCTGATCTCACCGAGCATTACAATCCCATTGGATTTGGAACTGGTGGATCTTTCTTAATTGATGAAAATGTTGCAAAGATCTATGGATACCAACCTCTAGTTAGCACAACCGTTTGGGAAAATGCATACCTGAAAGTACCTGGCACTGAATTAACTACAGTTTTAAATGATGACTGGACATTAGAATTCTTTGTCTACAAGGACTCCACAGAGTCGCAAACTCTATCTCAGGGGTATCAGACCTTAGTTGGTATTGGTGGCGCTAGAGACGCTACTGGAGGTCTCTGGTTGGGTTATGATCAGAGCACTGGTAATTTAAAACTTGTCATTTCCGATAATACCACTCCCATCATTAGTGCGGGTGCTGGTCTGTCATCTACACAGACAACATTATTTGCTAATGACACCTGGGCGAAATACTCTCTGCAAAGAAATGGCAATACATTTGTCGTATGGGTAAATGGCGTCCAAATTCTAACTGGCACGGGTAGCAACTTGTCATTTGGCAATAAGGATCTGTATTTTGGTAACCAGATTGGTTGGGGTCCCACTGCTACTGACTTTGCATCTGATCGCCAGGGACAATTCCGTTTAGATCACGTTAAACTCAGAAATAGAGCGGTTACTCCTACCGTACCTAGCGATATTGTAACAATTCCTTCTGCTGGTGCATTCCCCTTCGCTTATGACTGGACTGATGATGCTTGGTTTACTAATTATCTAAATCGCTATGATTATGTAAACTATCAAGGTCTTGGTATTAAGATTGATAAGAATACTGATAGCGTAAGACTTGGCACTTTTGATATCTTCACAAATTCTGAAGTCAAACTAGTAAGATCTGCAATCACTCCTGTAGTTGGAGTTGATGTAACAATTACCACTGTCGGTTATCCCCTTTCCGATCTTGGATTCCAGTCTCTCAACTATGATGACGCTAATACTGTGTATACAGTCAGCGGAAGTGGTGTACAGGGTGGATCTACACAACTGACATATGAGCAGGATGTATGGTCTGGACGTACTGCAACTATCCCTGCACCTGGATCGCAGAAAGTTAAAGCAACAGCAATTGTCAAAGATAGATATTTCTTCAAGGTTACAGAGACCTCGAAGATTGATAACATCATTGGTCTTCAAATCAATCAACCTTTCAAATTCACTGTTGGTGCAAAATTACTCTTAAATACCGAAGCTGGTGCTTTTGTTAATAGTGGTTACATCACTTCCTTGGATTATGAAAATAACATCGCCTATGTTGCTATTAACAATAATACCTGGACAGATGATCTGAATACTGGTGTGCTTTCTACTGAAAGATTTGATGAGCAAAGCACTTACGGAATTCGTGGTCCAATTCCTGATGATGTTAATGAAATGCCAGCATATCAGTTTGTTGAGGTTGGATTTACTCCTTCTATTGGTGAGTTTTCTATCAATCTTGCAAACTTTGATGTCCCTGAATACCTTGGAATTGGTGGCACTAATAATCTGGATCAATATGCAAGATTCAAACCATTCCTAGTTGATCAATATCAAGTAAAGATTGAGGAAGTTTCTGGTGTAACCAACTATGTTGTTGGATCTGTTGTCAATCTTTCTTCTAATCAAGTTTCTTATAATCCTGATTACACTCAAATTGATATCACAGGTCTTACTGGTGTAACAAAGATCACTCTGATCACCAACTTGAATAAAGTCCTTCAAGTAACTGGCGTAGTACGTAGTGATCTAGTTTATGTCATCACTTCGTCTGCTCACTACCTATCGTCTAAAGAAAATATCTTTGTTGATGGTAACCCACAGGCATCTGATGAGTATAATGGCGCATTCTCTGTCAAAGATGTAATCGGCGTTAAGGAGTTTACTTATCAACTTTCTGCTACCGCAACTACAGATCCATCTGTAAATGCAGGTAGTGTAAGTATCTTTGCTAAGTCTCCTACTCTCAAGATGTATTATGGTCATCAGTATGTCTTTGATTTGAGCCACTCCTCGATGAGGGATGCAAACCTTTCGTTTGCAAAGGATAGTCTCTACAAACTAGAATATTCTTTCAACTTGATTACCAGAGAAGGAATTCCTGGTGTAACTGGTGGTGGAGTAGGAGCTTCAACAGTATCCTTCACGGTTGCTCGTGATCAGGTTACTAATATTTCTTACTACTTCGATCCCTCCAGACCTGGCGATGATTCTCCTGTAATTCCTGGTAGTTATCTGGACGTTGTTACATCTCCTTATAAGGGTGAATTTGATATTACCAGCACCTCTGGTGGTACTATTACCACTGGCGATGATACTATGAGATTCCCTCTTCTCAATGAGCCAGAAGGTCCTGCAACGGTATCCTCGGCATCTTATTCAACTAGCTCTGAGAAAGCAGTTGGATCTATTGCTGACATTCGCATTGTCAACAAAGGTGGATTCTACACAAGACTTCCAATTATTTCTGATATTCTTTCCAATAGAAAGATTGAAAGAGTGCAGATTAATGAGCCTGGCACCGAATATGCTGTCGGTAGATATGACAGTGTGCCTATTAGTGGCGATGGCGAGGGTGGTTTCGTATCACTAATTGTAGATGATACTACCGATGATTTTGGTAGCACAATTCCTGGTCAAATTATTAGTGCAACAGTTACCTCTGCAGGTAAGGGATATACCACTGCATTCATTGATGTTGAGTCTATCCCCAATATCCTTGGTCCTGGTTTAACTGGATCTGGTGCAGATCTTGAAGTTGTTATTCCTCCCTTTGGTACTGGTGCTGCAATCTTCACCAAGGGCGAAAACGTTGGTAAGATTAAGAAACTGAAGAATAATAACTTTGGTTATGATTATCCCCACGACTACACTCTCCGCCCAGAGATTACATTCCCAATTAATGCTCAGTTAACTTCTACTAGCATTCTCTCTAGCATTACCGTAACCGATCCTGGATCTGGTTATTCTCAGGCACCTGCTGTTGTCATCACTGGTGGTGGCGGATCTGGCGCTATTGCTGAGGCATCCATTAAGAATGGTCGTTTAGATAGCATTATTGTTAAAGATCCTGGATCTGGATACTCGTCTACTCCTGATGTAAGTCTCAGATCTTCTTTCAACTATGTCATCAACCTTGACCTGGGTCTTCTGCAGTTTGCATTCCCACATGGCATTCAAAATGGTGCTCCAGTATCATTAAATGTTGTTGACACTGGTGACGGAGCAGAATTCCCTCTAGCAGCTGGCGCATTGGGTAGACTGAATGGATCTACCACATATTATGCAATTTCTGGTACTGCACAATCTCTTGATGATGATCAACTGAAACTTGCAATCACCGAGACAAACGCAGAGCTAGGTGATGCAATTTCCTTTGCTAACGTTGGGACAGGTAGACAGCAAGTCTTGACTGAATCCTTTGGTGCGACTGCGGTTGCAAACGTTACCACTTCAATCTTCCTAGAAGGTGAATTGGTTTATCAGGGCGATAGCATTGAAACTGCTACTGCAACGGGTTATGTTTCAACTAACGAAGGTTGGCAGATCGGTCCTAGAGTCCTGAAGATTATTGACTATGAAGGAAACTTCATTGCTGGTGAAAGACTTACAGGTGTAATCTCTAAGTCCTCTGGTATCATTAGCGATATTAAGATCGCTACTGGTGTCCTTGAAATTGGATCTATTACTCAGACTACTGGTCAGTTTATCGATGACGTTGGTAAACCCTCCGAAATTATCCAGAGAGTACAAGATTCCTTCTACTACCAAGACTTCTCTTATGCTGTTAAGTCTTCGGTTTCTATCAGCGACTGGAAAAATATTCTAATCAAGAATGTCCACCCAGCATCTTTCAAAGTGTTTGGTGAGTTGAATCTGGATGAATATGCATTTATTCCTAACAAAGAGACTGCATTCCAGTTAACTAAGTCGGTTGAATTGGCACAACAAGCAACCGTACCTAACATTCAAAACTTTACTCTGGTTGAGCCTGTTTATCAGGAATTCAATAATACTGAAGTACTATTCAGACAGAAGAGATTGACCTCTTCGGAGAATATTCTGACCTCTGTTGTCCAAAGAATTGATGATGTTTCTAATCTCTTTGATGGTATTAGGACTGCCTTCCCCCTAACAGTACAAGGGGATACCGTTGTTGCTAATGCCAATCAGATGATGATCATCTTGAATGGTGTTACTCAAACTCCTGGCACATCATTTACAATTCAGGGAGACTCTATTGTCTTCTCCGAGCCTCCTCAACCAGATGCTAGTGTAAGATACGTTGTCGTTGAAATTGAGCAGATTAATACTCAAGAAATGACATTCAGTAACGTATCTGGTATCTTCCCCAACCCAGGTATGACAGTTGTTGGTGGATCTTCTACTGCAAGATTCACGGTAACTTCTGTTGTTGGTAATTCCATCTTTGGTTTCAAAACAACAAACACAAACTTTATTCCTGGTGAATTGGTAACTGTCGGTGCAACTGGATTTGCTGCCAACATCACAACACTTACTAATATTGTTAATAATGGATTGTTTATCTTCGGTGAAACTGTAACTAACTTTGAAGGAGATACCGCTAAAGTTGAAGAGATCAACCTAGAGAAGGGTCAAGAAATTCCCCGTGCTCTTCTGAGATACACAATTGGTCTTTCTACAACTCAGTTTGAAGTTATTCAAATTGATGGTACAGAAGCACCACTTCCTGATGGCACATTTACTATCGGTCAGAAATATCAGTTTGGATCTGAGCTCTTTGAAGTTACTGGTATTACGAATGGCGATCAATCTACAACTCTTACTGTCCTTAGAGGTAGGGATGGCACAACTTCAACTCAACAGTTGGAAGATTCTCCAATTTACGGCACTGAAATCACTATCACCAATAGATTGATTCTCAGTAAGACAACTGGTACTTATCAGTCCACTCCTGGTCTATATGATATTCAACTCAACGATATCGTCGTTGCTGCTGGATCTGGAGTTGTTGCGAGAATTGTTTCTACTCAGGTATACACGGATCCCGTAACAAATGAGCCCATTCCTTCGGTTACCATCTCTGACGGATCTTCTTTCTTCGGTCTACTGTTTAACAGACTGATTTCTACAACATATCCTAACGCAATTATCGATGATATTGGATCTTCTCAGATTTCTATTGTTGATTTTAATGATAATGAGAGTCCATTTGATCTCAGATTCCCCACTAATGAGTTAGTCAACAATTACATCATTAAGTCTTCTAATGAATCTGGTGATTTTACAGAAAATGAGTTTATCAGAAACTTCACTATTGATTATGGTAATGCTGTTGGTCAACCTGTTGCTGGTGATGAGGGAATTGTCAGAAAACTCTCTTATAAGATTCAATCTACAAATGGAAGTGGTTTCTTCAATCCTGGTCAAATTATCAGATCCAGAAATAGTAAGGCAGAAGTAATCGGTTACAGCCAAGCAAGAAGAGTCGTCTTCCTCGGTAAGATGGGTCGTTGTAAGGGCACTGGTGAAGACTATCACACTGCTACATTTAATAACTCTGCTCAGTTAGATACTGCTCAGAAGAAATTTGGCAATACTTCTTTACTACTTGATAGTGCTACTACTGATTACTTGTCTATTCCAACTTCCACAGAGTTTGGATTTGGTACAGGCGCATTTACAATTGAATGTTGGATTCGTCCAAATGATGTCTCTGCTGGTGACAGACATATCTTTGACATGAGAGATAATGGATCTGATGCCAATGCTGGTAGACTTTATATTGCCACAAATCAATTACGTTTCAATATTGGTGGTAGTGATATCCTTACATCTGGTGCAACAACACTTGCTGCAGATACTTGGTATCATGTTGCAGTTTCTAGAAATGGCACATCAATCAAGATCTTCATTGATGGTAATGAAGTTGGCAGCAATACAAATAGCACTGATTTGGGATCTACAAAACGTATCTTTATTGGATCTAATTTTTCTGCATCTAATGTTTTCTCTGGACATATTGATGAAGTACGAGTTTCCAATACTGCTCGTTATACTGAAGCATTTACACCACGCAACGGAATCTTCCAAGGTGACAATAATACAAAACTACTATTACACTTTGAAGGTGCTGATGGGCAAACATATACAGATGATTGGTCTGGACAAGCATCTTGGGCAGAGGGGGATCAGTTTGCAAATGATGCAATTCTAGAAACCTCCAAACTGACTGGATCTCCTGCTGGATTCGTTGGAAAAACTCATAGATACTTAGATTCTGCAAACCTACTGAAAGCAAACGCAAAATTCCTTGCAGAAGAAGTTGTTGCTCAACTTCTAGTACAATATCCCAGTCTGGTCATTCCTGGTGGAAATATTAATTGTGTAGATGACCTTGAGGATGTTGTTGAGCAGATGGTTGAGGATCTTAGAAATGGATCTAACAACCATATGTGGGATGCTGCTGCAATTTATGTTGATCGCTCTGCTAATCCTGTAACTCTCAATCATATTGAGACTGAAATTGACGAAACTATCTGGGCATACACCAGACTTAAGGATCTTGCTAAGGAAGTAATCAATAATCTCTTGGTTACTGTTACTGGATCTCACGGTTATACTCAGGTTACTGATGCAAGTCTCACCGACTCGTCTTCCTCTGTCCTGTCTACATTTACTCCTACAACAGGCACAACTTACGATCCTGCAACTGGCGTTTTGGTGCTGGAGATTGGTAGCCATTCTCTTACTACTAGCAACAGAATCACTCTTGCAGAAGAAGGTTTAGTCTTTACTTGCACTGATGATGGAAACCTCCTACAACTGGCACATCCTCGCTCAACCGATCCCGCTTTCGAGAAAGTACTTCCCATCACCGCAGTAACTGCTACCACAATTACAGTCAATGTTGGTAATGCTGGTAGTGCATCTGGCAGCGCCCACACATTTGTCAGTGCTACCTCTGGTGCTGTAATCGTATTAGATTACACTAGTGCTGACTGTGCCGATGTTAAGAATACCATTGATTCCTTGATGGATATCTTAATCGATACCTTAACCGAAGCAGATACTCCTACCGTTGCCACAAATAATACTGGCGATTGGTTGGGTACTATCACTAAGGTATCTCCCGTATACGAGTATATCGGTGCAGTTGCAGATGGATTTATTGATGTGCCCTTTGATATTTCTTATCATGATGCTGCAAACGATATTGTTTACACCAATCAAATTGATCTTTCATCTAGAAATAGATTCTACGATGCTGCTAATCTGATTCGCCTCAATAAGGCACCAATTGTAGATAAGACTGCATATGATTTGATTCAACGTTATCCCGATCTGGCGCTGGATATGCCCAGAAATGGAGATGGTAGTGGGTCTGGTACTGCTAGATGCAAGACTGACCTTGGTCTAATCCTTGATAATATCGCTAAGGATATTGAATCTGGTGGAAATGAAAATACAATTCGTGCAATTGAAAGCTACTTAGGCGTCAATGACGAAATTCAGCACATCAGACTCCAATTGCTCCAGTCGTTGTATGCACATACAAGACTTGGTTACTACATGAAGCAAGCGATTAATGGTGATCTGACTGAAGATAACACCGATAATGTTATCGTCGGTGACTGGGGCATCACTAATGATCCTGGTGGTTGTGCAAATGTCCAGACAGCAATTGATACTCTTATCGATCTTGCCAATGACATGCTTGCTCCTACTGGTGATCGTTATAGAGATGCTGGCGATCTCCTCTACTTCAATAGAGACTTTATTGCCGATGAAACTGTTGGACACATTGACTCTACCCTGTCTTATGTCCTTGGTAATACACTTTATCAGTCCTTCCAATATCCTGATGGAGTTAATGGTAGAGATAGGTGCAAGGTTGATATTACTCTAGTAATCGAAAGTCTAATCACTGATCTTTTGACTGGTGGCAATAGCAATACTATCAAGGCAATTGAGTTTTATGTAACTTCTAGACTCGGTATCAATTTTGTTGAGGATCAAATCCTTGCAACGCTTGAAGCATACAATCATGTCAAATTCCTTGGCACCAAGGCAATTAACAATCTCCTGTATCCAAGAAGCAGCGCCACAACTGGCGATCAATATGCAGCACAATACACTTCGCTTGCTCCATATCGTGATGCAACAATTACTGATTCTAATGGTGGGGTATACTCCGATTCGGATTGCGCTGATGTTAAGCAAGCCTGGAATACCTTAATGGATACCCTTATCGATACTCTTTCGCCTTCTGGTGATGTCGGTAAGGCAGTTAGTAAACTGGTCCTATTCAACAAAAACTTCTATAAGGAAGAACTTACTCAAGAAGTTGATAGGCAGTGGGGTCCTGGTACTTGGGTTTATAACGACTTTATTGATGGAATTGTAGACGATGTGATTCATGACGTTGTAATTACCGATGTTAGTGATGATAACATTCGTTATCAAGAAACTTACACTATTGATGTCAGAATCTTTGGCACTCGAATCAGCGAAGGTGCCATCGTCGAGCAAAGGACAGCGCCTGTAGGTGGCACCGTTCTTCGCACAGCAGTTGTTTTAGAAGTATTCCAAGATACATGGTATGGCATTTCTAATAACCCAGGTATTGACTCGCTATTCTTGAGCAGCATGGTGATTGCTGAGGTTGAAGATCCATTCAATACTGGTAATGCACCTGATGATGGTCCTTGGCAAAATAGTGGTTATCATTGGTATGTTGGATATCCCACCGATCCCTTTTACACGCAAGCGCAGATTGCCACATATGGTCCCAACCGCTTCTGGGGTGACCTTAAGGTACCTTATATCGACAAACCTGCAAATATTCAAACCATAGCAAAAGCGCAGACTATTACTTCGCTAATTGATAATTTTAGTGTTGGCACTAACTTATGGCAATTCCCCGAATTCTTTACTTACAACTGGAATAGAGTTGGAACGACAGTATATGAAAATTCTGATCTCAGTCCTGATGGCACTTATACCGCAGATAGAGTCTTCTCCTCTGGTGGATATTATGGTTACCACTTCCTGTATAGAGATTATAATCTAACCTCATATGAAACTTTTGATAACGGATTCCTAAGATTCGATAACGTAAGTAACACTGGATTTGATGATGGTAGCACAGACACTACACAAACCTATACGGTTTCCTACTTCGTAAAAGGTCAACTTCCATATCCTACAAGTTACTGGCCCAATGATGGTGCGAAGTACATTCGTTTCCAATTGCAATTGATCTCGGCTGGTGCTCAATCTCAATATGTTTGGTTTGATGCCGACCTACTAAATGGCACTGTTGGTAACGCATTTAATCTTCTTGGTGGTGTTAATATCGATGATTATGGAATCATCGGTCATGGTAATGGTTGGTATAGAGTTTATATGACCATCACCTTCGGTTTTGGTTTTGATATTCTTAGATCTGAAACGATTATCAGAAGTTTGCAGGGTGCTCTAGTACATGCAGACAACCGATCTGATCGTTACATTCTTTATTGGGGTGCTAAACTTAATAGAGGATCTATTGATGCATACAGATCTACTGGATTCTATACTTACTATCCAAGCACCGAATATAACGTCAAAAAATATGCTCTTGAGAAATTGAGAGTTTATATGACTCAAGCAATGCGTCTTGAAATGGGTTATAGCGGTCGCTATTCTGGATTCTTAACTTGGGCAGAAGCAAATCCAACTGCATCCAGCTTCTATTTGAATAATGTTGGTTCAACCGAAGATGGTAAGTATCAGCGTATCGTACGCTATCTCATGGATATCATCTCCAACCAACTGGAGAATACTAATGCTGTTAACAGCATTATTTCTGAGAGTGGCATTTCTATTCCCAGCAGCACTTATGGTGCTATTCAATATTATCCTGGAATTTGGAGAGATTACCCAACTCCTCTTGGTGGTGGTATCGATCAGGCAGATTCTTTCTATGGAAGACTTTCTGATGCCTATGCTGAAGTTTCGCGCCTCGCTGGCAACGAAGCAAAACTAGTTAAGCAATTTAAGAGATTCCGTCTCACAGGTGACATTATTGATGGTCCCTTTATCATGAATGAAACCTGTCAGAAACAGGGAGATCCTGGCATTACTGGTGTTATCTATGGATTTACTTCTGATGAAAACTTCAATTACGTTGATGTTGAAGTAACTGCTGGTACATTCCAAATTGGCGACTTCCTGGTTGGTGCAACAAATAGCACCACGGCACAAATTGCAGCAATTGAGAATAGAATTCAAATTACAAAACTTATTGGTGACTTTGACCAAAACGTTGAATTTAAGGGTTATACATCCGATACAACAGCAACTGTTGTTGAGTTTATCAAGGCAGAAGCAGCAGTACTTCAAAATACTGGTGGTAAGTTGACTGTTGATACGGAGACTCTAGTTGGTAATTTTGAGACTACTTCGGTCGTTTATGCAGAAAACTCCGAGCAGTATTTGGATGTTTCCAAATTCAGTGGTCTTGATGTTTCTGTTGGTCAAAGAATTGTTTCTGATGGTTATATCAGATTCGGTGTCAATGTCCTTCAGGGTCTAGACGACTTCAGAGTTGGTAATAGAATCTACAAGATTGTCAATGGCATTCAAGATGTTAATACATACGCGATTATTACTGAAGTAGATCTGGATAGTAATTACATTTACGCAACTGCGGTCTTTGGTAATATTAGCAACGGCGATATTATTGGAGACTATGGCGTTGGTGAATCCTTCCCAGTCGGTTATGCATCTGTCACCTCTAAAGTTTCTGTTGCTGGTCAAGGTGCTGCTCTAGTCCAAGACATCAAAGACGTTGCTCTGAATAAGAGACTTTATCTGACTGATATCATTGGCAACTTTGACACTAGGGATGCTATTAGAGCAGCATTCCCAGAATCGGGTGCTATCAGCAATGATTACAGAGCAGTCATCACAGATAAAGTTGAGTTGAGTGCAAGAGTTAGAAGATTCTTCAAAGGATTTGATGGTAACACAACCACCTTCAAACTCACCACAAATAACGGCGATCCATACTTCCCCGACCCTGCAGGTCACATGTTGATCTTCATCAACGGTATTCTGCAACCTCCTGGTGCAAATGCTGCTTATACAGCATTCTCTGATACGATTGAATTTAGCGAAGCACCTGAGTTAGGATCTGCATTTACTGGATTCTACGTTGGTAAACTGAGACAGTTGGATGATATTTCTTTCGACTTCGACTCCTTGAGACAGTCCTTCAACCTCAGAAGAGATGGTACATTCTACTCGCTGACTCTGACCGAAGGTGTCCAGTCCACAGTCATCCGCCCAGAAAATAACATCATCGTCTCGCTCAATGGTGTTATCCAAGAACCTGGAGTTGGTTTTGAGATTGTTGGTTCTAGAATTATCTTCTCTGAAATTCCTCGCGTGGGATCGACCTTTGTCGCATTCTCCTACGTTGGATCTGAGGCAGACGTTGACGCTGCAGATATTGTCCCACCAATCGAGCCTGGTGACCTAATCAGCATCGAAGGCGAAGTTGAAGATCGTGAGGTTGCGGTTATTGAGTCCTCCAACTCCCTAATCACCTTCGATTATCTTGGATCTGTCTTTGGTAAGGATGCTGCTGCGTCGGCCATTCTGACATCGGGCACTATCGAGAAGGTATCTGTGACCGCACCTGGATCTGGTTACACAAGCAGACCTAACGTTAGAGTTGACTCCATTTCTGGTTTCGATGCCCAAATTAAGGCACTGATTGGTGTTGCTGGTGTTACCATGTCCACTCCTGGATCTGGTTATCAGAATCCTGACGTTGCTGTTGAAAGCACCGTGCCCGATGATTGGACTGCTCCCAATTTGGCTGCTTATGGTGAAGAGGTGATTGACCCTGAGATTGTTGGAATCCAATCTGCTTCTGCTACGGATACGCTGACAACTGACCCCCCATTAATCAATGGCGGCGTCCTTATAAATAACTAAAAATTAGTAGACTGATGGCAAAACAGACTATTGGATTGGGCGTTTCCGCCAACGATAACACAGGGGATTCTCTGCGTGTCGGTGGCGAAAAGGTAAATGATAACTTTAACGAGTTATACTCGTCATTGGGAAATGGTAGTACCTTGCAAATGAGTGTTACTGGTGCTGGTGTTGGTCAGGTTTTAAGATACAATGGGTCTAGTTTTGCTCCTGCAAATTTTAGTCAATTAACATCTTCCCTAGACGTTAATGGCAATTCTATTATTTCCACATCCAACGGAAATATTAATATTGCTCCCAGCGGTACAGGTGACATTACACTTGCTGCTGGTAGTGTTATTAGCACCTTTGATGGTGCTACTGGCACAGTAACTATTCCTACTAGACTGACATATACCAACGAATATACATCTTTAGGAGTTGCACCTTCTGCTACAACTTATCCTGGGTATTTCTTCACTATTAATGGTAACGATAGCCCATATGTAAACATTAACATTTCTGCTGGTGGTGTTGGCGATACACCAGCAAGATTAGTTACTGAATACTCTACAGCAGATCTCATCAAAGATATCAACTACGCTACTAGTCCTACAAACGGTCAAGTGCTCAAATGGAATAGCACAAACCAAGCTTGGCAACCAGGAGATGATGCTGCTGGTCTTGGTGCAGTTAACGTTTTTGCCACTGTCGTTGCTGATACTGGCACTACAACAGCAGATAGTCAGACTGACACTTTAGTTATTGCTGGCGGAGATAATATTATTACTAGTGTTGCTGGTGATACGGTAACGATCGATTTTGACGGTAATATCACTACAACTTTTGCTGCCTTAACAGACACTGATGTAACTAGTCTTACACAGGGCGACATGACCTATTGGAATGGCACCGATTGGGTTCCTACAAGGTCTCCTGTAATTTGGTGGGAGTTGAATGCTAATGGTGAAGCTGACTATACTTTTGCTGGTCCTGGTTTTGCAGGTACTGTATTTGATCCAACTCTATATGTTTATAGAGGTTTCACATATGTGTTTGATAACTCTGTGCAAGGTGGCGGTCACCCCTTCAGAATTCAAACTACTCCTGGATTAACTGGCACTCCATACACTGCAGGTCAATCTGGTAGTGGATCGGGTGTATTGTATTGGACTGTCCCCCTCGACGCTCCTAACACACTATATTATCAATGCACTTTACATGCATTAATGCAAGGCACAATCAACGTCGTAAGTTAATAAATGGCAAGAATCGTACCTGGATCTGGGGCTGTAATTAAACCAATTTTTAACGAGACATTTGGTGTAAGAGCAGTCGAAGTTTTGGATGGTGGGTCTGGATATGACTCTACCGATCCTCCTAGATTAACTGTGACTGGGTGCGGCACACCTGTTACTGAAGCATTACTATATCCAATCATTGATGATGACTCGGGTAGGATCGTTCACGTTAGAGTGCTTGCTTCTGGAGAAGGATATGATCCATTAAGACTGTCTCTCCTACCATTACAAGACACCCCAACCATTGTAACTTCTTTTGATATCAGAAGGGTCTGGCAGAGTAGTGCAAACTCGATTACATCCAGTGCATATCAAAGATTAGGTCAACAAATTACAGATAGACTTGTAATTAGAAGTGACAATCACCCAAAACCAGCAGACATTGCTGGAGAAAGAGTTCCTGGTGGCGGATCTTTAATCGATAGACAATTCAATCAGACATTCATCTATCGTGGTGGTAAAGATGTACCATTCTTTGGTGCAAGATCGGATCAATTCAACAAAACAACTGGCATTCTTGCCAATGGCGTATTATTACACACTCCAGAATGGGGACCAGCGGGCAATCCTCCTGCAGGATTTGCTATTGACGTTGTAAAATATCCCTTCATTAAAGGTTTAGATCAATATGGTGGTGCAGTAGACAACGATGTTTACTATTACCATTCCAGTAAGGTAATCAATCACTTCTCTCTTCCAAACGGTGTATTTGAGAATGGTAATCTCCAAACATTTGTTTGGGGCATCAAAGTAGAGTTTGACAACGTATTACTACCCATTTCAAATCTCGATGAATCTCTTGGGGATATTGAGGTTGGTAGAATTGTTGAGAAAATTGGCGGCGGTGGCGCAGGCACCATTGCTAAAATTGTAAGAGATGGGCAAAATAATGTTACTAGAGTATACCTAAGATTAGTTTCTGGAAGTTTTGAAGAAAATGATCTACTCTTAGGTACTAATGGTTTTGTATTGACTGTTGGTGATGATCCAATTCTATTCCCCAACGGCATTTTTTATATCAACTTTGGTGCAGATGCTCAGGAGTTTGGAGACTTTATTCCAAACGAATGGTATTTCTCTCCAGAGAATATTAGAGTACAGAGAAACTATCAAATTATTTGGGATTCTTCACACCCATCAAACCTACCATCCGAAATGCATACTGGGGGTCACCCAATGCAATTCAGTACGACTGCAGATGGTCTACTGAATAACGGAGATTTATATTACAATAGCACTGGGACATCTAATGCGATGTCCGTTGACTATCAAGACGAATTTGCTCCCACATTCATTATGAATGCGGACGAGTCTAATAGAATCTATTACTATTGTAAGTATCACCGATATATGTCGGGATATGTTGGCGATGAAGGTTATATGATTCTGGACCCAGAGTTGCCATCTGAGGAACCAAGAAATACCTATTACATTAGAGATTACTGGTTTAGCAACGGGATTATTGATTACTCTCGACATGCCAATGGACACTCCAAGATTCTTGGTATGTCCTTCGATGGATATCCCATCTATGGTCCATGGGGATATAATACAAGCGGTAGTGCTGTCAGAATGACATCTTCTTTCCGTTTAAAAACGGTTGATGAAAGAGAAGGCAACAGACCTACAGTTACTACACCAGGCACTGTTACATATACGGTTACATATACAAATAGTAAACTTACAATTGATGGTAATGTACCCGCATTCCTATCCCTAGAGAGAGGTAAGACGTATGTCTTCAATCAAGATGATGCCTCTAACAATAGTCAATATCTTCTTTTCTCCGAAGTAAATGGTGGTTGGCATGTTGGCAATCCACCTTCTATTGGCGATACAAATTATCTTTATACCAATGGCATCACATATACACTAGATGGTGTTAATGTAACCTATCAAAATTATATTAGTGGATTCAACACTGCTACCGAGAGAAGACTTACAATAACTCCCAGGGTCGATTCACCCAGTTTGCTGTACGTTATTGCATATACTCAAGCATCTGCTGGTTTTAGGACTGTCCAAACAGGATATCTTTTGGGAGATCTTGTTAGTGACTACATTTATGATTCTGCTGTTGGTGATCTTGATGAATTTAACGGTAAGTTTGCAGTAACGCCAGAGTATCCAAATGGCACATATGCATACTTCATGACGGAAGATGGCAATGGCGATCCCGTTTATCCATATGTGATTGGTCCAAAATATTATGGAGCACCCGTTTTTGAAGGACAAGAATTGCAAGCACCTTCTATACAATATCCATCTGGTGCTGAAGGTGAAGTTATTCTTAATGATCAAGGAGAAGTATCTTACATTAAGATGACTAAAAATGGTGATGGATACTTTGGACCCACACAAGCAAAAATTCTCGGCGGACAAGGTAGCGATGCTACTGGATCGGCAACCGTTCAGAGTATTACTGGTCTGGCACTCTTAAATCCTGGTAGATCTTTTGCCACCCCACCAACTCTAATTTTTGAAGGTGGTGGCGGTCAAGGTGCAACAGGATCTGCATCTATTGACACCGCAGGTAAACTGACTAGTATTACAATTGTCAATCCTGGTGAATTCTATCAAACCCCACCATATATTTACATCACTGGCGGTGGTGGTTTGGGAGCAAAAGCAGTTGCTAGAATTGACCAGGGATCAATTGTTGGTATTGATATTACCGATCCTGGTACTGGTTATATTAATCCACCTCAAATTATCTTCACTAAACTAGTAAACCTCAAGAGAAGGGCTTCAAATCGACAGTCTTACAACTCTACTCAAGGTGTGATGACTGGTTTGCTTAAGAATGCAACTGCTTCTGAAGGCACAATTTACGTTTCTTCTACAGATGCTTTCCCTGGATCTGGTAGATTTATTCTCAATGGCGAAACCATTTCCTATGCCTCCAAGTCTAGAGAAAGATTTACTGGTCTTACTAGAGGTCTTAATTTCAACTACGATCAACGTATTGTCTTAGATAATACACAACTTGACGCTAATGGAAACTCAACATATGAGTTTAGTGTTGGCGATAGAGTTATTCGTAGAATTGAGAATGCAAATAATAAAGTTGCAAAAGTTTATGACTGGAATCCCGCTAATAGGGAGTTGCTAGTCACATTTGAAGTTGATGAATTGGCATTTATTGATGCTGGCGTTCCTGGCACAGAAGATGCAACAATTCAATTTGATGCTGGAATTTTCGATAGTGCAGCACAAGGTGAGAATCCTCACGTCGTTTTGACTTCTGTTGGATCAACAATTGTTACTTTAACTACACCAATTGGTGTATTGCAAGATAGAGCATTTGAAGATGATGATGAGAATGAAGACCCCAACAACCCTGGCACATTCTTGGGTGATGGGATTCCCGATTTGGTAAACGCTGGTACAGACTATGAAAATCAAATTAGTCTTGATGGTGGTATCTACAATTCTCTATATGGTATTGAAGAAACTGTTGGCGGGCAAAATACAACCCTATTCCAAGCAGGCGATCAAATCAAAGACGCAAGTCTCCCATTCAAATTTGCTACTATTATTGAGGCAGGACAACTCAATGAAGGTAAACCCCAACTTGCAGAGATTGAGATCACTCTAGATGGAAACTTTGGAAATGGGCAAAATTACAGCGTCAACGAAATCGTTACAGGTGCGATTTCTGGTGTGAGAGCAACAGTAACGAGTTGGTCTCCTATAACTGGCAAATTGAGAGTCAAAGATGTTACTCCATATGACACTGGCAATATCAATATTGGTCTCGCTGGTTTGCTATATTCATTCTCGGTAAACAGTACAATCGTTGATTTTATTGTCAAGAATCCTGGAGCAGATTACTCTATTGTCCCAACATTGGATATTGAAAATGTTGGAGATATTGCAGCAACGACCACTGTGGTTATGACATCTTCAGGTGATCAGATTGATTCAATAAGTATTAGTAACGGTGGATACGGTTATGAAAAATATGTTGATAATACATATGCAACTAGACCCACTGTTACTGTTGTAACAGATCCTTCAGATCTAACTGGTAGTGGTGGAGTTGTAGAACCTATTATAGGTGGAGAATATCTCAACGGTAACGGTGGTGCTTCTTATAGAATCAAGGGTATCGAATACTTAACAGTTATTAGGTCTGAATAACTTGGATAAATAAACAGGAGGACACTAGTACCTAGCAAATGGCAGCTCTACTTACTGATCAGTTTAGAATTTTCTCTGCGAGAAAATTTATTAAGGCACTGGAGGGTCCTATTGCGACTCAGAGTGATGACGCAGCAGGAGACACGAGAGATCGTGTCTATCTCTTCATTGGAAGACCACAACCTTGGGATGATGAAAACTCGCCCCCTCAGGCAGTTGACTCATTTTTTGAGTTTTCAGGATCTTTCGATGACATGGTTTCGTTGAAGCGTATTTTGGCATCGGATACCATTCAGGTTATTCGTAGAATTGACTGGGTTTCTCCTGAGCAAACTACGGGTGGTCTTGGTTTCACTTATGACATGTATCGTCATGACTACTCCCCTAGTAAGACTGCTTCTTCGGGTGCTACCAAACTGTATGATTCCGACTTCTATGTCGTGAATTCTCAGTATCAGGTGTATAAGTGCATTTATAACGGCACTTCTCCTTCTGACCCTAACGGCAAACCCTCTACAGTTGAGCCCACAGGCACATCCACATCAATCATCACTACCTCTGATGGTTATCGTTGGAAGTATCTCTATACTATTCCTGTTGCACAGGTTTTGAAATTCTTCTCCAACGATTACATGCCCGTCTTTACTAACGATGCTGTAAAGACAAATGCTGTTGCTGGTGAGATTGATACTGTTGTTATTAACTCTGCTGGATCGGGTTATAACAACGGCACATATGATAACGTTGCTATTAACGGTGACGGTGCTGGTGGTCGTGTTTCCATCGTTGTTGACGGTGGTAAGATCATCTCCGCTACTGTAACCTCTGGTGGTACTGGTTATACCTTCGGAAAGATCAATATCGACAACATTACTGGTATTGGTACAGGCACCAGTGGACAGGTTGACGTTATCATTCCTCCCCCTAGCGGTCACGGTTTCGACCCCGTTGTCGAATTGGGTGCTTTCCGTGTAATGATTAACGCTAAGTTATCCTACGCTGAAGGTGCAGGAGACTTCCCAGTTGATAACGACTATAGAAGAATTGGTCTAATCACCAACCCCAAAAAGTTTGGTACTGAAGAATTACTTGCTGACCTTACAGTCTCCTCTGCAAAGGCAGTCATCTTCCCCCCAACTTTCCAAGGTAACTATGCTCCCGACGAAATTATTACTCAAACCCGAGTAATCGGAGGCACAAACGTTACCGCTAGAGGACGTGTAATTTCTTGGAATTCCACAACAAAAGTTTTGAAGTATTATCAAAACAACGTTGATGGTATTTTCCCTGAAGTAACTGGTACTCTGAATGAGTTTGATGGATCTAACGCAATTAGTGGAGCTACATCTGGCGCTGCTGGTCAACCAGATATTAACTTCCCTGCTGTCCCTAATTCATCCTCTAGGACCATCAACAACACTGAGTATGACTTGGGTATGAAGTTTAATAACGGGTATGCAAAACCCGAGATTAAGTCAAATGACGGTCAGATTATTTACATAGATAATAGAAGATCCATCAGTCGTGCAAACGACCAAATCGAAGATATTAAAATCGTAATCGAGTTCTAATGGCACAGAATACCAACCTTAACGTCACACCTTACTACGACGACTTCGATAAGGCGAAAAACTTTTATCGAGTGTTGTATCGCCCTGGATACCCTATTCAGGCGAGAGAACTTACGACGATGCAATCGATTCTGCAAAATCAGGTCGAGAATGTTGGATCGCATCTATTCAAAGATGGTGCCATGGTCATCCCAGGTCAAGTGGGTTATGACCTGAATGTGGATGCTATCATGCTCCAAGAAAATTTCTTGGGCACAAACATTGAGCAATATAGAAATCAGTTAACAGGTAAGATTATTGAAGGTCTTACTACAGGCGTTAAGGCAAAGGTGCTTTATAGCATCGGTGCTACAGAATCGGAAAAAGGATATATCACTTTATACGTTAAGTATATTGAATCTGGCGGTGTTGATCAAACTCAACAGACTTTCCAAAACAATGAGCAGTTAATTACCGATGCTGAGATTACATTTGGTACAACCCTGATTGAAATTGGATCGCCATTTGCACAGTTGCTTCCCACTGCTTCTATTCAAAAGGGATCTTCTGCATACATTCAGTCTGGCGTATACTTCATCCGTGGTTTCTTTGTAGACGTTGCTGAGCAGTATCTTCTTCTAGATCAATATGGTAGCACCCCCTCTTATAGAGTTGGACTTGAGATTAGGGAATCCATTGTTACCCCAGAGGATGACCTTAGTCTTAACGACAACGCAGCTGGAACATCTAACTATGCTGCTCCTGGTGCTCATAGATTTAGAATCACCACTGCACTTGTAAAGAAAGTACTTTCCGACGATGCGGACAAGGATTTCCTTGAGTTGCTTCGTATCAACGGTGCTAAGGTAGAGAAACTTGTAGATAGAAGTGCATATCAAGAATTAGAAAAGTCCCTTGCTACTAGGACTTATGAGGAGTCTGGTGACTATACAGTTAAGGACTTCACCATCAAACTGAGAGAAAATCTGGATGATGGTTTCAACAATGGTGTTTACAGATCTGGTGACACCACATCTAGTGGATTAACAGCATCTGAGAATCTGTATTCTGTTGAATTTGCTCCTGGTGTAGCATACGTACGTGGTTACAGAATTAAGACCTTAGGTCCTACTTACGTTGACCTTGAAAAACCCAGAGATACAAAAGCATTATCGAATAACATTATCCCATTTGAGATGGGTAACTATTCTAATGTTGAGAATGTCTTTGGTTTCCCCAACATCTCTGGATCCACAGTTGCCAACTCTTATCAAGTTGTAGATTTGTATGATACCAAAACTGTAACTCCTGGCGTGACCTCTGGCAATCTGATTGGTTATGCTCGTTGTGCAAACTTTGAGTATTACGATGATCCCGATAATACTCAAGGAAATTCGGATGATCGTTATAAGATGAATCTGTTTGACTTGCAGATGGTCACGGTCGTTCAGTTAGCATCAGCAGAAACTCTGTATCAAGGATCGATCGTTGTTGGTGCTAGCAGCGGTGCTAGAGGTTATGTAATCGATACCATTACTGCATCTGATGATCTTCCTCTTTATCAAGTAGAAGGATCTTTTACCGAAGGCGAAACTATCCTTGTAGATGGACAAGCAGTCCAAACCATTTCTAAAGTCCATACCTATAAGTATTCTGACGTACGTCAATTTGTTTGTAGAGACGAATCTAGCAGCGTAGTAGAGTTTACTGCCGACTTGATTCTGGAGAATGCTATTAGATTGAGTGGTGATAGTTTTACTTATGATGCAACTGGTGGTAGTGAGAATATTGTTGGTCTCAACTCCAACTTTGCTATCGATCTGAGACCTGGAGATCTTATCTATTTCTCTCCAACAGAGTTTGTTATTGTCGATCTGGTTAATCCAACTAATTTGGCTGCTTCTAACATAGCCACCATCTTCAACTACAGCACACAGACAGTACAAGTTACTCCTGGTAGTGTATTTCCTTCTGCGGGCACATATACGACTCTTGTCCGTTATAGAGGCACTCTGCTCGATATTCGCAATGCAAATCTCCTCAGCGAGATGCCTAAGAAATATATTAAGAGTATCTCTGACGAATCGATGATCGTCAGAAGGACTTTTGACGGTCAAACAGTATCTGCTGCTGCTATTTCGATCACTCTACCTGAGAATGAGCAGTTTATTTCACTATCCGATACTGCATATAATATTACAGTATTAGCAAGCACCAATGGGTCGTATCCTGTTGGGACAAATATCCCTCTAGATACTGCTAATGCTGGAAATATTGGTTATGGAACACTCAACGTAGATAGAACTACACTTACCATTGAGAATCTAACCAATATTACATCATGTAAGATTACTGCTTCGGTTTCCAAAAACGTTACGACTAGAAAGACAAAGGCATCTAATGAGATGTTTGTTTTGAAAGTTGATAAGACGATTACCAATAGCGATAAGCAAAATTATGGTCTGCAGTACTCTAACCTGTACGGCACTAGAATCGAAGATAGAGAGCTCTCCCTTGGTTTGACCGATGCATATAGATTGCACGCTGTATATGAGTCCACAGACGACAGTGACGCTATTATCCCAAGCATTACCATCGTAGAGCCCGTATTCTTTGCCGTTGGTAGTTATATCACTGGTAATTCCAGTGCTGCTAGAGCAAAGGTTGTTGAATTCCAGTCTGCAAACTTAAAGATTTCTATTGTATATACAGACGGTACATTTATTTCGGGTGAGACTATTAGTGGTATTGATGCTAATGGTGAGCCTATTACTGCCATCATTAATGATAGTGACGGATCTGTTGTTATTGGATCTAGAGTTGTAACTGATAACTATTTTCTGGAAGTTGCTCAAACTCCTTTTGCATATGATACTTCTAGAATCGTTCGCAAGAAAGGCGTTACTGCTCCAATTCGCAAACTGAAAGTTGTCCTCGACTACTATAGCCACTCCACAACTGGCGATTACTTCGGCGGACAATCTTACTTGAATACTACTTACGATGAAATTCCTTTCTTTGAAGTTAAATTCCTAGCAGATTATTTAGACTTCCGTCCTGGTGTTAAGAATCTGTATAGTGGTAGTGGCACCGTTGCTTCTCCTGCATTTGTCAACTGCTCTACATTTGACTTTAAGTCAAGAGTATTCTCTACTGGTGGTAGCACTTCTGCAACCATTTTTGATATTCCTAAGATTGGCGAAGATTTTAGATGCGACTTTGATTGGTATCTACCCAGAGTAGATAAGGCATTCCTCCTTCCCAACGGAGAATTCCAATTAGTTAAGGGTAAGTCTGCTGAAGCACCTCAAGAACCAGACAACCTGAAAGATGGTATGCTTCTTGGTACTTTGTATCACAAACCATATGGTTTTGATCCCGAGGCAGATGTTGTCATTAATAAGTCTGACAACAGACGCTACACTATGAGAGACATTGGATCGATTGAGCGTCGTTTGGATCAGGTTGAGTATTACACTTCGCTCAACATGCTTGAGTCGGATACTTTCAACACTCGTATTCTCGATTCTAGTGGTAAGGATCGTCTCAAGAATGGTTTTATTGTTGATGACTTTACTGATCACAGTAAGTCTGAAACTTCTCATGAAGACTATAACGCTGCTCTTGACTTTAGAGAAGGTCATATGAGAGCATCTCACTATACAACTAACGTTGCTCTTCAACTGAATACTGGATCTTCCTCAAACTTCCAGCAAACTGGTCCTGTCATCACCCTTCCTTATACGGAAACTTTAATCATTCAGCAACCTTATGCTTCTAGAGTTGAAAACGTCAACCCATTTAACGTATTTACATACATCGGTCGTATTGACCTAACTCCTGCTTCTGATGACTGGGTAGATACTAATAGACTTCCAGCAAATGTTAGACAGATTGAAGGCAACTTCCAGCAAGTATCTTCTGAATTGAATGTTGACCAGAATGGTTTTGCTCCTATTGAGTGGGGATCCTGGACAACTAACTGGACTGGACAAGCTGTTATCGGATCGACTACACAATATAACTCTCACTGGTTGGCAGAAGACATTGGCAGATCTCCCAACCCTGGCGTCTGGAGTGGTCGTGGTATGCGTCGTATTAACAGAGTTAATACTATTACAGTTAACGAAAGTCAAACTAGATCTGGTATTAGAACCCAGGTAGTACCTAGAATCGATAGAGAATCTCTGGGTGATAGCATCCTGTCTCAGACTGCTGTTCCTTGGATGAGATCGAGAAATATCTCCATTCGCGTTTCTAGAATGAAACCAAGGACAAGATTCTTCTCCTTCTTTGACAGCACTCCTATTAATGATTACATTATTCCAAAACTGATTGAAGTAATCAAAGATTCTTCTCTCGACAGTAGAACTAATGCAACGCCTTTTGTTGTTGGCGAGACTATCGAAATTCGCACACCTGCTGCAACAGGTAGAGCAGAATTACCAAAAGCAAGATTCCAAGTTTCATCGCCTAATGATTTTTACGAATTCAATCCTTATACAAATGAGGAAATGCCAATTGATTCGTATTCATCTACATCCAATTTCATCAACATTAATACTGAGTCCTTAGCGGAAGAGGCAGTTGGTGAATATTATGGCAACTTTGCTGTTGGTGATATCGTTGTTGGATTGACTTCTGGTGCAAGAGCAGTTGTTGAAAATAGAAGAGTAATTAGCGATAGACTAGGACAGTTTGGTGGATCCTTCTTTATTCCACCTCCTGCTAGAGATAGCAACCCCCGTTGGGCAACTGGATCTAGAACTCTAAGATTCTCAACTTCGGAAAATGATTCTCGTCTTGCGGGTGCAGTTGCATCTTCTGCAGAAACTGTATACGAGGCAAGAGGTACTTTAAATACTGTCCAAGAAAATATTCTTGCAGTTAGAAATGCCGACATTGTTAGAGACACTGTAACCGATGCTAGAGTTACCGTTTCGGTAAGGACTGAAACTCGTCAGATTGGTTGGTATGACCCTCTGGCACAATCCTTCATTGTTGATGAAGAAGGCGGTGTATTCCTAACGTCTGTTGACGTATACTTCAATACTAAGGATGATAACATTCCTATCTCGATGCAGATCAGGACAATGGAAAATGGTTATCCAACTACAACCATTCTTCCTTTCTCTGATGTTACTCTGACTCCAAATGAAGTGCAGTTGTCTGAAACTGCTGCAGTACCTACCAAGTTTACATTTAGAGCACCAGTTTACATCCCCCAATCGATCGAGCATTGCTTTGTCATCCTCTCTGACTCCAACTCGTATCAGGTTTGGATTTCCAGAATGGGCGATCTTGACATCACTGGAGACCGCACCATTTCGGATCAACCATATGCAGGTGTCTTGTTTAAGTCACAAAACGCATCTACATGGACAGCAGACCAGTATGAAGACTTGAAGTTTGGCATTTATAAGGCAACCTTCAATAACATTTCTCCTGCACAACTCGTTTTGAATAACTCTGGTCTTGGAGTTGGTAACGGTGGTATTCTCAACCTCAGAAGAGATCCTATCCAAACATTCACTCCTGGTCTGCAGTTAATTACGGATGCTACTGTATATCCCTACACAGTTGGCGCTAGAATTATTCAAAAGACTTCTAATGCACAAGGTACAATTAGGACGGTAGAAACGGGTGTAAGTGGAGTTATCCTAACAGTCGAAGATATTACTGGTGTATTCCAGCAAGGATCTAACACTGGTGGCACAATTACATTCCCAATCATATCTTCCAAGACTACAGCAACTATCACCGTTTCTGGTGCTACTGGCGACTTTATCGTCGGTGAAACTATCACTGGTGGTAGCAGCACTTCTACTGCAGTGATTACAGATTGGAATAGTGGTACAAACACACTACTAGTTAACTACGTTTCTGATGATTTTACTCTGTCGGAAACTATAACTGCCACGGGTGGCGTAACCGCTACAATCAGCACTGCAACTTATGCGGGTGATGCTGTAGTCGCTAGCGCAGTACAAACACCTTATGTAACTACAACTCCCACCTTCACTTCATCTGAGAAGAAGATTAAGGTTTACCACTCAAACCACTGTATGCATGACGTTTCTAACAATGTTACGGTCAGTGGCATCACTTCCGAAATTTCGGATACCTTCTTGACTTCTGCAATTTCTGCCACAGATACTAGCATTCAAGTCAACAATGCTTCTGCTTTCCATAAGATTATTAATGGTCTATCCATTAGTAATGGTAACCCTGGTTATATCAAGATTGGAAATGAGATTATTGCATACTCTGCAATTAGTGGTGATGGTAAGACCATTACTGCAATTACTAGAGGTGCCAATAACACCGCAGCCGCAGCACACGTCGATGAGTCTATCGTTGAGTGCTACAACCTTGACGGCATTCCTCTGATTGAAATCAATAAAACTCATAACTCTATCCTAAATCCAACTCTGGATAGTTATGAATTGGCAACTACATCTATTGCAAGAATTGGTATTTCTGGCGGTGGTACATTTGGTTATGCTACACAAAACATTCAGTATGAGACAATCATTCCTCAAGTTGAAAGAATGGTCCTTCCTGGTACTGAAGTTACTGCAAGACTCAATGCCATCAGCGGCACGTCGATCAGTGCTCCTACATTATCTGGATCCTTTGCTAATGATGGCATCTTTGATGATGTCCTTCTCAATGGAGATAACTATCTGACTTCGCCCAAACTAGTCTGCTCTTCTATCAACGAGTCTGAAGAGTTGGATAATGCTAAGTCCTTGAGAATGGATGTCACTCTAAGAAGCAACAATCCCAATATCTCTCCTGTGATTGATACTGATAGATTGTCTGCAATTCTTGTTATGAATCGCATTAACAAACCCGCTAGTGATGATTCTTCACTGCTAGCAGTTGGTGATGAAAATGATGCGGTTTACATTACTAGAGTTGCAAATCTTACCAACGCTTCTGGTGCTATCAAACTGATCTTCAGCGCATGGCGTCCACCTAACACTGAGATCAAAGTGCTATATAGAGTGCGTCCACAAGGAAGCACGAGCTCGATTGAGACCTTCGGATTTGAATATTTCCCTCAACCTGCTAGCATCCCATCTACTTCGGAGCTCAGGGTATTTAGAGAATATCAGTACGAAGTATCTGGTTTGAGTTTCGATCAATATCAGATTAAGGTTGTGTTGCAGTCTACTAATCAGGCATACTCACCCATCGTCCAAGATATTAGAGCTATCGCACTTGCAGTATAATTATGTCCCGTCTTCCAATTAAAGGAAAACAAGATTGGTTTAAAGATACATTTAGCGGAGCTATTGATTGTGCCAATAGCTCTGAGTATGAAACCTATATGATTAGTGTGGAGGCACAGAGAAAAAAGGAGTTAGAAATCCAAGCTTTACAAAGCGACGTTTCTGCTCTAAAATCTGATATGAGTGACATCAAATCACTCTTACTAACGTTAGTCCAAAAACAAAATCATGACGATTGAAAAAGTAACTCAAGAAGAAATGCTCCGCCAGTTTACAGAAAAATTTGGTGCTTTGCGGGATGAAAATAATAAACTTGCCGCAAAAATTAAGGAGAATGAAGTGACGATGCTAAAACTCCAAGGTGCAATTGAAACGCTGGAGTATTACAAAGAGGAGGAGACTGCTTCACATCCTCCCGACGAAGTAGACGCAGAATGAAACGGGGGGCATTTGCCCCCTTTTTATTTGACATAAATAACTCAGAAGCATTAACTAATCGGGTTGTCGTAAAAAATGGCAAATAGAATTCAACTAAGAAGAGGTGGCGCTCAGGAATGGGCAAACGCAAACCCCACGCTTGCTCAAGGCGAATTAGGAATCGAGCTAGACACAGGTCGCTTCAAGATCGGTGATGGCGTTACTGCATGGAACTCTCTTAGATATGAGAGACCTATTGAGTCAACATCCAACACTGCAAACACTCTTGTGCAGCGTGATGCTGACGGTAACTTCTCCGCAGGTACTATTACCTCCACTCTGATCGGTAATGCTTCTACCGCTTCTAGACTTGCTTCAACACGTCAGATTCAGTTATCGAATGACGTGCAGGGATCTGGTCTATTTGATGGATCTGCTAACCTGAATATTAATGCTGAGTTAACACTCGTCTCCACTCTTCCTCACTACGACGGCACCAATAATCCCACTGGCACATACACCAAACTTGAGGTTGATGCAAAGGGAAGAATTAAATCCGCATCTAATCCCACAACCATTCAAGCATATGGATTAGATACTGGTGTTGAAGGTACTGGTGCTCAACCATATGACAATGACCTTGCTTCACTTGCTGGTCTAACAACTACTGGTTACCTTTCTAGGGTTGCTGGTGGTGATATTAGGACAAGAGATATTGTTGGTACTGCTGGAAGAATTTCTTCTGCAAACTCAAACGGTGTTTCTGGTAATACCCAATTAGACCTGATCAACACAACCGTTGTCCCTGGTAACTATAATACTGAGTCCTTAGCATCAGTATCCTCTAATGGTGGAAACAACGAACCATTTGGATCTGAAACTGTAAACGCTACGAAATTTACAGTTGATCAATGGGGTCGTTTTACCAGTGCAACCAATGTCCCCATTGCTACTGCAAGAGAAGGTAGCAAGTATGCGGCATATGGTGCTGGTACATCTTATAATAGATACGATATTATCGAGACTGGCAACAATGTCTATCAATCCATTACGAATATTTCTGCGGGTGGTGGTGCCCCAACTCATACTGATGCTAGCGATACTGGAGGATGGAGGTTCCTCGCGGCTGCGGCAACAGAGCAGAAGGGATTGGCTTCCTTTGCACAGGAGGATTTCGACGTTGACAACAACGGGCACGTTACCATCGCCGCCCTCGGTGTAGATAATACTCAACTCCAAAACAACAGAATCTCCTTTGCAGATGGCAACACTAAGGAAGATTTTGAATTAGATCAAGAATTAACTGCAACCACAGGTTATCGTGGTTTCAATTACCTCAACTATGTAAAGGTAAATAACGTTTCGGGTAGTCTTCTATTTGGTGCAAATAACACTGGTGATGGTGGCAATGGAGAAGTTGATATTAATGTAAGGACATATTTCAGCGATCCAGATATTACATTTGATGGTGCTTTAGATCAGACAATTGATAAGACTGCTGATGGTAATTTCACCATTCAAACAACCCAAAATAGTGCATCTGCACGAGCATTTAATCTTGCAATTACTAATGCAGGTGCTGGTACCAGCACATTAAATGTCACTGCTGAAGATGTTGTTAATATACAGGCAAGTGATGCAAATGGTAAAGTCCATGTTGAAGACGCTCGTTTCCAAAGCAACTATATTGCTACAACTAATGCGACCCTCAACCTTGATCCTGGCGATGACCGCGCCACTACTGGCACCGTTAGAATCTGGGGCGATTTACAGGTTGACGGCACCACGACGACAGTCAATTCGACGACCCTTCAGGTGGATGACCCCATTATTACTCTTGGTGGTGATACTGCTCCTGTTGCTGATGATAACCTTGATAGAGGAATCGAATTTAGGTATTATGACACTGCTGCAAAGCTTGGTTTCTATGGATATGATGATTCGTACACTGATCTTGCGGGTCATGTCGGTGGATTCAGATTCCTATACGATGCTACTAACACTTTTGAGGTATTCAGTGGCACCGACGCTGGTCTGATCGGAGGTAACCTTAAACTAACTACCAACACCAACTCCACTTCCAATACTACTGGTGACCTTGTAGTTGCTGGTGGTGTTGGCATTACTCAAGATGTCAACATTGGTGGTCTGGTTGATATTGATAGCACTCTGCGCGTCCACAGCACCTCTCGCTTTGATGACAATATGGTCATTCAAGGTGCTTCTAAGACACTGCAACTGAATAATGGTACTGGCACAACTCGTATTGAGTTGCAATCTACAACTGGTAATGCTTCTTTCTACGGTATTGTAGACATTACAAATGACCTTAACGTCAACACTAATAAATTTAATGTTGCTTCTGCAACTGGTAACACCCTCATTGCAGGCACACTTGGAGTAACAGGTCAAACAACTCTGACAGGTGCTCTAGATCTCAACAACACTCTGAATGTTGCTGGTCTTGTTTATCTTGAGAATGTTGATGAACCAACCATTACTCTTAATGGTACATCTGGTCTATATGAGATTCAATCTAGTGATTATGGTGCATTCCGACTTGATGGTGGTGGATACATTGAAGGTGATGTGCTCTTCAATAGTGACCTATATGTCAATGGTACAATCATTCAGAAAGAAGACGTTACAGCAAACTACTCCAGACAAAACTACTTAGAAGTCAGATATAAACTCCGCACTGGCACCAGAGCAGCATATACACCTTCCTATGCTACCGATGATACTTCCAACCTGAGAGTCTATGGTGGTGCTGGTATTGCTAGCGATCTTTATGTTGGCGATGACTTCTATATTGGTAAGGTCAATAGCGGTGATACTATTGAATTCCAAGTCCTTGGTGAGAGTGGTAATACCACAATCGGTCGCTCTGGTGCAGGCACGGCATCTGTCGGCACACTAACTGTCCATGGTAATGTCACCTTCAATAGAGATCTATTCGCTAACGGTAATATTACTCTCGGCAATGCTACTAGTGATACTCTGACTGTCCAAGCAAACTCTGAGTTTAATGGCACTGTTGATGTTGATGCAGACTTTGCTGTTAGAAGTGGCACGACAGATAAATTCTTCGTCGATAACGTCACAGGCAATACTGATATTCAAGGCACTCTAGACGTTAATGGCGCAACAACAATCACAAACACCCTCAACGTCACTAACGGCGTTGACTTTGATCAAACTCTCAATGTTGATGGTGCCGTTGATTTCAATAGCACTTTGGTTGTTGACGGTCAAACAACTATCTACGATTCTCTGATTCTTAGATCCGATAATGAAGTCTTCTCTATTGGCACTGGAGCAAATGTCGAGAAATTTAGCGTTGACTTCGATAACGGCAACACAAACATTATCGGCACGCTAACCGTTGGCGATGCAACTCAGATTAATGACACCTTCGGTGCATCGGGTATCGTCACTTTCACAAACAACACTGATCAGACACTTACAGGACTCTATGGTGCCGATGGTGCTGTAAGACTGACTGGTGGTGCTGCAATCCAAAGAAACCTCGCTGTTGGCGGCAACATGCGTGTCTATGGTGACTTTGAGATTTCTGGTAGCACAACTCAGTCTGGTAACACTGGATTCAGTGGTCGTGTTTCGATTACTAATACTTCTGATGCTACATCATTCACAGATAATACTGTTGCTCTTACCGTTGACGGTGGATTCAGAGCAAGCAAGAATGCATGGGTCGGTGGCGACTTCCATGTATGGGATGCTGTCAATTCTAGAGATGCATTCGTTGTTGATGTAAGTACTGGTGATGCTACACTGCACAATACTCTGACTGTTGGGGGAGACCTAGTTGTAAATGGAACAACAACTACTGTTAATTCTACGGTCACAACTCTCGATGACCCTATCGTTACTCTGGGTGGTGACACAGCACCAACGAGCAACGACGCTAAAGATCGTGGTGTTGAATTCCGTTATTACGACGGCACTGCGAAAATTGGTTTCTTCGGCTTTGATAGATCCGCGCAACAATTTGCATTCTTAACTAGTGCAACTAATGCTGCTGAGGTGCTCACTGGCACAGATGGTGCTCTTCGTGCTGGTAGTCTGAATCTGACTGGTACAGGCACTACCTTAGACGTTGATGCCAATGCCAACATTGATGGCACCCTGACTGTTGATGGACAAATCATCTCCCAGGTTGCTTCTGGTCCTGCTCTGGTTATTCCCAATACAACCAAGATTAATAACCTTAATGCTGACCTTCTGGATGGTTTCACAACTGCATCTACAAATACAGCATCTACTGTTGTTGTTAGAGATGCTTCTGGAAACTTTGCTGCGAATATCCTCACAGTTGCCTCTGGCACTGGCGCAGGCGCAGGTATCCAAGGTAACGCACTAACTGCTGATACACTGAAGACTGCTCGCACAATTACTGTTGATGGTGTTGTTGATGGTAGCGTATCCTTCAATGGTGGAGCAAACGTCACAATCAGCACAACATTTAATGATAGTGACATCACTGCACTTGCTGCTCAGACTGGCACAGGTCTCGTAACACGCACTGCTACTGGCACTTACGCTCAACGCACTCTGCAAGTTACAGCATCCTCTGGTATTACACTTACCAATGCTGATGGTGTTGCTGGCAACCCAACTATTAACGTTGCTTCTGCTAGCACAAACGCTTCAAACAACCTAGTCAAGCGTGATGCATCTGGTAACTTTGCTGCTAACGTCATCACTGCTGATCTGGTAGGCGATGTAACTGGTCAGGTTTCCAGCATCGCAAATCACAGCACAACCAATCTGACTGAGGGGACTAACCTCTACTTCACAAATGAGCGTGTTGATGATCGTGTTGCTGCTCTGATTGCTGGTGGCACTGGCATCACTGCTACCTACAACGATGCAGGTAACCTACTCACCCTGAGCGCAGAGTTTACTGAGTTTGATACCGATGACATCACTGAAGGTACAGTTAACCTCTACTATACCAATGCCCGTGCTGATGCTCGTATTGCACTTCAAGTTGGT